CGTCGAAGCGGATTTCAAACGAGATTGCCGCGTCGTCGGTAGTTGCGCCGGAAAATTCCTGAATGTTGCAGATCGTGCAAGGCACCGTAATAGATACGGTAGCGTTGGACGCGTTCGTGTATTCCAGCTTGAACGTGGTCTGTCTTTCGGTGTCCAGGCCATATTTGTTGCCGAAGATAAATTCCTGCGCCGCGTCGCCCAGCACTCTGCGACCGGTCAACGTCCATGCGGGTGCCATGCCCGTTACGTGGTTTTGTGCGAAGCCGTTATCTTTCAGGAAAAAATACTGCTGCACAACCTCGTTTAAGGCTTCCGCAATATTGTCGATACCGTCTGCCAGTTCCGAATATACGGCGGTTGCACCGCTGGCCGCGGTATTGATGGACGCGGACAGGTGATACATGGTAATTAACTTGCTGTATGCCATTTTTTCGTCCTTTCAGTTAGTACACGTAGGCCCGTACGCGAATGCTGGAGCCGTACAAATACTGGTTGTTTTCTTCCCGGTCCAGGTACGACGGGAGCGACACGGTTTCAATGTCGCATATTTCCCAGTTGTCCGTGGCCGGGTAGGTTTTCGTGGTTGTTAACGCCGTATGGATAGCGTTGAGGGCCGCCGCTACGGTCTGCTGCCGGGCGTGCTTGCCGTTCAGGGTCAGCACGAAGTCGTACACAATGCGTTTGTTTAAAAACGTTGCGTTTGGCGTGCCGTTCGCCATGTAAATGGCTATGCCGTTATCCGGCGGCAGGGGACCGCGCACAATGGCTGCATACGGCTCCGTTGCCTCGGCCATGTCCATTACGGCGTCTATAATGTCGTTAATGTAGTCAGCCATTTTTCATTGCCTTTGTTATGATTGCCGCCCAGTCCTTTTTATGTTCCCCGGCTGCCTTTTCGGCCCATTGTATGGACGCGTTCGGGTTGACGTCTTTTGACGGTGTGCCGGTGTAATACTGCCGCCGTGCGTATGGTGTGTTCCAAATAACGTGCAGCGTGTTGCCGTCCATTTCGGTGTAGGCGCTACGCTCCAATATGTGCTGGTCCACCTTTACGTAATAGTTGCAGTCGGTCAATATCTGCTCACGGGCCGCAAACAAGCCTTTTTGAAAAATCTTGTCTACGGTCGCCTTGGGTACGGCCTTGAAGATCATTTCAACGCCACCTCCCAATGGTCGAATATGCCAAACTCGTTAAACAGCTTGGCAACGTCCACCACGGTGTATTGGCGGTTTTCAAATACCACGGTTGCAGGTTGCCCCGCGGCCTCGCTGGCGTCCTTTAGCGCCCACCAGTCCAGGGCGGGCACCGTGTACAGGCTATCCGCGAATAAAAGCGCGTTCAGCTGCACCTCGGTGTCGTCCTTGCTCATGGTAGTGCCGGACGCGGGCTGCACGTTTACGTGGTCCACCTGGTATTCGGCCCACGCCGGATGGTTCCAGCGGTCCACGCCGGTGCATACCTGCAGGGTTACGCTATGCGCATATACGTGCGCAGGTGGTTTGCGGCTCATTTACCACCACCACCTGTTCCGTACGTCCAGCGTATCCACGTGCCGCGACAGCAGGCCCGTTTGTTCCAGGTACCCGCGTGCTGCCGGTGCGATCATCGAATAGCCGCCGGATGCCGCCGCGCTGCTGCCGGATCCACCACGGCCCACCGATATTTTGCCGATGGTATAGGATGCGTCCCCGGTGCTGGCGCCTTCGGTTGCTACGCTAATGCCCTGCAGCACAAAATATTCCACCTGCGCGCAAATAGCCTTTTGGTACAGCGTTTGAAACGCGGAGGGCAGGCTGTCAAAGTCTGCCCCACGCGTAATTTGTGCTATAAGGTCCTCGGCGCGGGCTTCATACCGCGGGAATGCTGTTTCGGCTATCGGTTCGCCCAGGTACGTACTTGTGTAATAGGTGTAGTCTACGATAGCCATTTACGGCCTCCTTTATGCAGCGGTGTAGTTGACGTATACGCCAGCGGTTCTCTTGGACAGTACGAAGCAACCATAATAGAAGCGTTCGTAGTAAATCCACTTGCCCTTGTTGTCTGCGGTCGGTGCGGATACCATTGCGGTGTCGTATACCACGGGTGCCGCTACGGCGTCCGGGGATACCATCAGCAGGTTAACCTGTCCGGCGCTTGCAGCGGGTGCGAAGCCTTCCGTATAGGTGAATGCGGTTTTCATCAGGTCGGCCGGTACTTCCACGATGGTTACGCCGTCCAGTTTGCCCACGTTTCTGTCAACGTTTCTAATGCCGGTGGCAACGTCAACAAAACGGGTGATACCGGCGGCCTCCTTCAGCACCTTATAGGTGGCCGGGGTCATATAGGCCACGATACGGTCACGGTTAAACCGTGCGTTGGTCATAGTGGCCAGGTAGGTGTCCCACTTTTCCAGGATGTTGGCCGCGGTGAGGGCGGTGGTGTCAGCTGCGGACGCAGCAATGGCAGCGGTCGCCAGGGTGCTGGCAATGTAGCTGTCCATTTCGGGGACTTTCTGCAGCTCGTTGAAGGTCTTGGTAATGTTGGCGACGGTGGCCACGCGGTTGGTTTCTTCCATGTCGAGCGGGTCGATCAGGGTGGACCATTCACGATCCTGCGCCAGGGATACGCTCTGCCATGCGTTGTTCCAGTTGCGGGAGAATGCGCCGGTGATGCTGTCACGATTGGCAGCAACCGCGCCGGATACTTCCAGGGAGGGGATTTCCACGTACTTGCCGCGCAGCGGTCTGTACTTGGTGCTGTTTTCGCCGTCAAATATTGCCCCAAAATAGGACAGATACGGCATAGCGTTAGCCAGTTCCTGGCTATACTCGTGTGCATAGTTTACATTTGCCTGGGAAAATGCCATTTTAGTTTCCTTTCTGCTGTTCGTTTAAGCCGTACTTCTTGGAATAGCCCCACAATTCGGTCATGCTGGCACCCTTTTCGCCGGAGGGCTGCTGCCCGCCAGTTCCGGCACCAAACTGCGGCTTGCCGGGCTGTCCGCCCTTGCCGTTGTCGTCGGTGGGGTTGAAAAATTCCTCAAAGTCTGCCCGCATTGCATCCAGCTGTTCCTTTACGGGTTTGGCGCCTTCGCTACGGTCTATGCGATCGTATACGGCGTCGAAAAATTTGGGCTTTACGCCTGCATAGTCCGCGCTGGTCCGCGCTTCCTGTTTCACCTTGTACGCGTTGTACTCGGTCTGCAGGGCCTTGTATTCGTCGCTGGCCTTTACGTCCACCGGCGGTACGTCCTTTAACGCGTCCGCCTTGGCCTGTTCTACGGCATCCTGCTTTGCGGCATTGGCCGCGGCCTTGGTTACGTAGTTGTCGTCGATTGCCCGCCCGTACAAGCTGTAAATCGCATCCACCTTTTCTTCCGGGGTGGTTTCGCTGTTCAGTACGTCTGTTAATGCTTTACGGGTAAAAATTCCTGCCATTTGTTTTTCGTCCTTTCTTGTAACGCCCGTTGACGCCGGGCGAGGTTGTTGTTGGTGGCGCATAACGCTGCGCCGGTGCGTGCAAATAAAAAAGCGGCCTTCCGGTCGCCATCTGCCTGTTTACTTTTTCGCCTTTTTGGCGGGTTTCTTGGGTGCGGCGGTGGAATTGTCCACGGCCTCCTGTTTCGCGTCGCTATCGGGCTGTTTTTCGGGTTCTACGGCATCTACAAATGCCTGCAGTTCCGTGTCGTACATGCCCTGCATGGTGTTTACTCTTGCCACTTTTGCCTCCTCCTTTCACGGTATAAAAAAACCAGCCTGGTGGCTGGTCAATTTGGCGTATGGGGTTGTGTGTTATTCGGTTTTTACGCTGTCCAACGTGTTGTAATATTCCGCATACGAAGCCATGGCACGTTCCGGCGCTGCGTCCGTCAATTCGTACCTCCATTCGACTTCGTTAAACGTGTACCACGCTGGATTTGTCATAAAATAAGGCTGTTCAATCTGCATTTACAATCAGTCCTTCGCGTTCAAGCCAAATATTCATTGCTTCGCCCAATTCATTTGGGGCACCGCATTGCGAATTTGCAAATACCTCTGCGAAAAATTCCGCTTTGTTGGATTTTCCGTAGCCTGATATGTTTTCCGCCAGGGAAAATTCGGGGTTGCGCT